GTACGGGCGCGGACAACTTTCTTGATCGCCCGTTTCCATTCGACGGGAACATCTGTGCCGTAGGAACGCTCAATCAAGTTGTCAGCCAAATCGAGCGCCGTGAACGCTTCGCTGGCTCCAGGCGTTTCACGTTCCTCCATCTCCTTCACTCGGATAGAGAGGCGAGCGTTTTCTTCTGTGAGGGTGGAATGGGAATTTACTGCGGTGACGATGGCCCTGGCCTGTTCCTCGTTAAACTGCTTGATCGACACGCCGCGCGCATCAACAACGTCCCAACGCCAAGTACTTTTACCGACTTTCCCAAGCCGTTCTGCTTTGAGCGGCATAGCCCATCGCCTCGCCGTCGCCTCCTGTGTGTCGGATGTGGTCATGGCTGTAATTCCTTCTCGGCCCGCGCGATGGCGGCGTCTAAATTCCGCACTGCATCTGCATTTGCCATGAACACGACACGTCCGTTTCTATCAGCAAATTCATGGATCAATTCGTGCAAATCCTTCGCCGCCTCCAACAACTCCCTCGCTATATGGTCTGTGTCGCTCACTTCCCACCTTCCTGTATGTTGTCTGGGTTGGATTGGAGGGCGGTGACAACGCGGTCACGAACAGCATTCAACAGGCGTTCGATCTCAGGGCAGCCCCATGGCAATGGAGGCACGCCATCGCCGCTAAGCAATGGATCGCACCAATTGCCGGGAACGGCGTTGATCGCCGCCTCTACCAGTTCTGTGTTGGTTTGTGTCATGGTTGCGATTCCGGAATAATCATTGTTGAGGCCCCGCACATGACGCTCATGCCGAAGTTGGGCGAGTGTGTTTCCCAAGTGTTCGAAATCTTCCCATGCAATCTCTATCGTTTCTGGTACAGGCCGCGCGCCGCGAAAATACAAATCCCCAAGCACACAACAGGTCACTGCCACCGGCTCTTGCCCGACGCCAATGTCTACATACTCAAATGGATGGTGGCCACAGAAGGGGCAGGTCATGTTCATGTAGCGCGCCCCGCTTTAATTTCGTCAGCAATCCATTTCTGGACGGCGTTCGCGGCCATCAGATACGCTTGCGACGGTGTCTTGCTGATTTCCTGACCCGGCTTGTACGTGCGCCAGATTTCGTCTCGCAGCGTCTTCGGTAGCTTGAACCAATGCTGTTTGCAGCCCCACATCGCAGGCGGCACAGCCTTGTTGCATGTCGGCCAATGACAATGGTGCGCCATCTACCCCTCCCCATCTGAGGCGCGGGAAAGGGCGATGGCGCACGAACAGGGTAATGTGTTGCAGAATATGCAGGCCCCGACAGGTGGCGCCCAATGCGCGGGGCGAGGACGCGGCCGGATTTGATATTCCGCGCCGTCATAGAAACTCTCGCGGCGATAAAGCTGCAAGTTGAGGTGGACGAACAGCACCGAAAGCACGTCACGCACTTCTTCGAGCGGGGCACGGCTGACATCTATTGGTTCGAAGCCGTCGCTCATCCCTTCGTCCCTTTGAACTGTAGAGTGGTGGTAGACATCACGCGAGGTCTTTCACGCTTAGGTAGACTGTGCGCACATCTTCGTACTCGGCTTGGGCATCCTTCTTGCGAAGGAAGAGGGCTGGTTGATGCGTGAACGACTTGCCCCAACCGCCAAACCCAGAGTCCACGAGACGGACGTGCAGCTTGCCTTTTGTGAAGCCGCCATACATTTTAATTTGCTTATCGCTCATCTATCTACCTTCTCCGGTGTGGGGTGGTCATGTCACGCGACCGGGCTTATGATGACGCGGACAACGCGGTAACCGGATTTGCGGCATTCGTCCCAAGTCATCGACGCATCCTTGACGAAGGCGGCTATGCACTCCCTGCGAGTGCGGGCCGTCGTGTTGTGAATCAGGTACGAACTGCGTGGAAAGTCGATGCAGATCGCCCATCCGTAAATTGGTCGCGCCTCACCTTTTTTCGCCATCACTCTCTCCTAACCGTTGTGGGTTGACTGGAGGGCGCCGGGATATTTCCCCTCGAAACCTCGTCGTCATCACGTAATTCCATTGCCATTGAAACCAGAGCGGCATGAGCAATGCTGAGTAATAATAGAGTTCGTCAAGCAGCTTCATGATCTGCGCTCCACTGTGCCGTCCATGCGTTTCTTCCATCCTGAATCTCTTGAGCCTGGGAATCTGCTGCGTTTACGAATGCCGTTGTTCTTGTCCTGTTGGCGAAGCGTCTTAGCAGCGGTCGGCGTATCTATGTGTGATGTTTTCCAACGGTGACATGACGGGCAACACGCACAGCAATTTTCCAGCGAATTGTCTTTGGAGTTCGCGTCCAGAATGATGTGATCGTATTCGACTCCATAGGCCAGATCGGCATTGCAGCGTTGGCCGGGAGCAAGCCCGTACATCGCGCCAGCGGCCTCGCATTTGCCGCCAGAGCGCTTTAGGGCTTCGCGCTTCGTGGGCTTGGAGAACTCGGCGCGGCTCATGCCGACACCTCACTTGGCGGCGGTAACAAATCAGTCGTTCGTAACCGGTCGATCAGTGGCGTCCCATCCGCTGTCAGCATGTAAGGCATGAACACCGCCTCGAATGACAGCATGCCGGTTTCGACGGCGGTAAGTTGGCCCTTGACCCAATCCCGTAGAATTGAGTTTATCGCGATGCTGCCTTGGTTGAGCGCAGCTCGCTCGTGCGCCGTCTGTGACTTCTTGACGTAACTGGAGTATGGATGTTCTTTGAGGTACATCGCCGCCCACCCGCGAGCGGACGCCTTAAGTTGAATCTGTCTCCCGCGATGAACGAATGCCAATAAAACTTCATGGTTCTCGAAATCGTCCATGAAGCCAACGGACTCGCAACCAAACCGACGCAGTAGCTTCACGATCTCATCGCGAGCCTTGCCACCAGTCGTTGCGCCCTCGTACGGAACGGTCACGCTGCCCTCGCTTCCGGCTCATGGAACGTGACGCCGTGTTCTGCGCCCCAGCTTTGCATTAGCTCCAGCAAATCCGACATTTCCTTTTTCGATAGATCGGAGGACGATTGTCCAAATGGTATGAAGCCGGAGCCGTCCAGCGCGGGTATGAATTGCGTCTCGCGACCCAAGGCATGGAGAAATAAAACTTTCCACTGGTCCGTCGAGTATTTGCGGCCACCATGCGTTGCTTGGGCCGCAATGTCCGTTAAACCCGCCCACATCTTTGCGTTCTGATCGAGCGACCGTTGCGGCTCCTTGAACTCGACGCGGCAGCCATCCGGCGCCCGGCGAATCCAATCAATCGCCCGTTCACGAATCGCGTCAGAACGCAGTATGAGAAGCGCGCGGCTCATCAGAAGGGCGGAGCCTCATCATCGAAGTTGTCGGATTGACTTGAGGTGCCGCCTTGTCCGCGCTCGGCCCCACCGCTCAGGATTTGCAGCTCACCCTTGAAGCGATTGAGGACGATTTCGGTCGAGTATTTTTCGTTGCCGTCCTTGTCCGTCCACTTTCGGGTTTGAATTTGGCCCTCAAGATAGACCTTCGTTCCCTTCCGAAGGTATTGCTCCGCAACTTTGGCAAGGTGTTCGTTGTAGATCGTAATGCGATGCCACTCAGATTTTTCCTTCCGTTCGCCGGAAGTTTTGTCTCTCCAGCTTTCCGAGGTTGCCACGCTAAGGTTGACAATTGGGTCACCGTTGGTTGTCCGGCGAACCTCCGGGTCTTTTCCAAGGTTTCCGACAATGATTGCGCGATTGACTGTTCCTGACATTGATATCTCCTATGCCGCTATCTGAAATTCGCGGATGCGTTCAACAACAGCGGCCAATTCCTCATTGAATTTGTCCACCGCGTCCGAAAGGGTTGCGATATATTTCTCGTCTCTGTATGCGCGCCGCGTTACCAGGGGCAGCTTCGGCCAGTAGATCGCGATATCGACCCACTCTCTTTCCGAGACCCATAGCGCACCCTGACACTGCGCTTTGTGCTCTGGTGGGAAGTCGTCACGCAGCATTGCCTCAATTAGCAGATGCGGCAGTTTCGTTTTGATTTCGAGCAAGCCATCCACACCTATGAGCGAATCCGGGCTGCATCCCTTGGCACCGTTTCGGATGAATCCGACTTGCTGGGTTTTGGTATCCGTGCCGAACTCGTAAAGCTCGCGCGCCTCTGGCTCCAAGACGTGCCCGCGCTCGGTATGAATGTTTGAGAAGCTTTCCGTGACTTCTCCGGTAATGATTTCCCCCGCCAGCTTGAGCATGTAGGTTTTGCGGGTTTTGCTTTCCTTGCCATCCTTGCCGTTCGCCAAGATAGAGGCGAACTCGGAGGATGTGGGAATACCAAGCCTGCTTTGGAACCACTCGGGCGAGCCCTGCTCACAATCGAAAACCTGGATCATTTTTTGCGGGCCTTCATGTTCAGGGCCTCAATGGCCCGTGGGAAGGATTTCACGGTGATATCCTTGAGAGCCTCCACCTTCATAAAGGCGCAGAACTTCTCGATATCCGTGCCCGTGCGTTCGATGAGATCGCGCAGCTTGTCCATCTGCATTTGATCTATGGGGCCGTCCCCGCCGCCCGCACGGTTGCCATCGTCATCGTCGCCTACCACAATGTTGAAAATCAGCTTGAGCAGGTAGCGTTGGCCGTAGGACATGGCAGAGCCCATCGCGTGGGTCTTTGTCATAACGTCGCCGCCCTTGGCACCCTTGCCGTCGGCGGGAACATCGGCCTGGTATGTGCGGCTATGGCCGTCCTTGTGCGAGACGTAGCAAAGGATCTTGATATGACTGTCGTGCGCTGCCGCGCCTGTGTCGAAGCTCAATGAAAAGCCGTGCTTCGTGTAGATTGGCCTGACAGCGCGGTCCAGGGCGTGGTAGCTTGCATAGGTGCTTCTGGTCTGTGGATTGGAAGCATCGGCAGCGATTGGGCGAATATCGGTCTGCGCCGCGTTCATCGCATCGTTGAAGGCTTGTTCTGCCTTCCTGCCCTCGACGCGCTCGTAAAGGCCCATCAGGCGTTCGAGTTTGTCAACGTCAGTGTTCGGATCGCGCGCGGCCCGGCCGATAACCTCCATCAAGGATGATGCATCATCCGAGAGCGGTTCCGAGACGACCCGTGTGCCGGTTTTTTCAATTGTCAGAGCAGTCATTGTTTAACCTCTTGAAGTCGTGAGATAGACCGCCATACTTCATCGGCAAGGATTTCTATGTGGTGGGAGGTCATGGGGTTTTCTTCCCCAGCGAACAATTTCTGCTCGCGTGCTCAAGCCAGCAGCGCGTAATGAACATCATTTCATCCGGCGAAAGCTGTAGTTTGAAGTCCTTGCCATCGTCTGCGGCAATCCAAAACCCAAACGTCGGAAGCCCTGTCGCTGACTGGACGCCGAAAACCGGCAATAACCGGCCATTCGTAGCGATGAATTTTCTCGCTCCGTCTTTTGTCAGGCTCGCCATCACCACCTCCCCAAGAGGCAAACAACGATTGCCCCGATAAGAGACAGCACGCCGAACCAATAAAGGGCGGCTAGGCCCCATGCTTTGATTGGCTTGCTTGGCGTGAAGGCTAGGCCATCAAACTGCGAACGAACTTGTGTCGTCGTCGCCTTGTAATATGAACTCTCTATGTTCCAGGGGCGGGTGTCGGTGGTCATGACGCCACCACATCGTTTTCGTTGATGTAGAATTCTTTGTGTGCCTTGATAATAAGGTTTGAAACCAAGCTCCTGACTTGGTGAACCTCATACTTCGTGCCGGTTTTCAAGGAATCGATTTGCTCCTGAAACCGTTTCCATTCTGCCAGCGTCATTTCTATGCTGACGGACAGAACACAATTGTCAGGGTTACGAAGGCTCGCGCGACCGACGATCATTTCCGCCTCTCGTCATAAGTTTCATTGATCCGATCCGACCACCCGTTGTCGCTCACGCTGCAATCTCCATTGCTTCCGGTTTGTCGAATATCCAGTTCAAGGCCATTGCGAGTTCGTCTAAATCTCCACAGAGAAATTCCGTGAAGCACGTCTCGCATACGTCATCGTTTCCAACGCGCTGCGTGGAATAACATTCGAGGTGGCAGTTATCGCAATAGCGTCTCATGCTGCGGCCTGCTCGTTTTCGAGAACCTTCAACGCCACATCCCATTCGCCCCGCAGCTTGGCAGCAGTACGGAGGGCAAGTTCGTGTTGGAGATCGCGTTCGGCCCGCTCATCTTCGGAAAGCCCATGGATATTGGCGAAACTGAGGGCCGTAAGCTTGTCCATCGCGGCGCGGTATTCTTTCGCCAGACGAAGTGCATTTTCGCGTGCGCTCATACCAACCTCACTGTCAGATGTGGTTATGTGTGTTCCGTTGAAACGGGCGAGGGGAAGGTTCATGGCTTGCCTGCCATGCCGCAGAATCCGCGACGTTCACCAAGCGTGGCTGAGACCCATTTTGAATGCGTCCTAGTTTTGATCTCGTACTTTCGTACTACCCCCTCTTCGTCGATACCGTCGAACCATTGCCACGCCATGCACTTGGAGCCAATGCAATAGGTCAGCGGTATTTCCATGCGCGCTTCGGCATTGTGACCGCGATTAAAACCCGTAGCCGTTTCTTCACGAGAAGTAGCGCGAATCATGCCGCGTCCAAAAGGACACCATTTCGTCTTTGCCTCTTCTTCCGTGTAAACGCTCATAACCACCTCACCACTAAACAAGCCAGAGAAATGAGAGCCAGTAAGGCTAGTGTGCGATTGTCAGGCATCACCCCACCTCCCCAACAGAATTGAGGGGCTTTTCATCGCCGTAGTGCGCGTCGAGCATTTCCAGCGCTGCCCGAAGCACCTTCCGAAGATCGCGCTTGCCCCAGAATGTCACCGCGCTAGAATCGTCGTCACCTGGCCGATGAATGAACGGCGCTTGCAGATGTGAAGCCTGCACATCGTCGCTCATCGTTGCTGGGCGAACGATTTTGCTGCCGTCATGGAAATAACTGGCCGGAAGTTCGAGATAGAATCGCAGCCCTGTAAACGTGCGACCGTCGATTTCCTTGCTGATTATTTCCAGTCGATCCGTCATTTCCTCGGCGTATACGTTCACGCGCATGTCAGTTCTCCGTGCCAAGAAACGGGTTCGGAACAGAATTGAACTGACGAGCACGGTTCAATCTAAACAGTGCTTCGAAATGAGCCCTGCTATCGTGACCTGCACGGATACGATCTCTCAAAGCATCTGCCGACATATTGTCGAGAGGATTTGCTTTTGAAGCTCCGCAGAAACGAAGTACTTTCTCGGGGAAGCCAACAGGCAGGTCTGCGCGCATTATGCGGGCTCCGCTTTGCTTGTGGGTTGGGAGGCGCGACGAGCAAGTTTCGCGCGTTGCTTTGCGCCGAAGTGTGGTTTGTATTTCGATTGGCTCGGTGAGCGGCGCGCTGGCGGTTCATCGAGCAAAGGTGTTGGAACATCAAGTTCTTCAATCGGAACGGCAAAGCCTGCTCCAGATGAAGCCAGCAATGCGGCTGCGGCTAGCGCCATGTGATGTGTGCGGTTCAAGCTCACCCCCTCACCCCTTCATGTGTTGGGTGGGGGAGGCGATGTGCTTCGCATTCGGTTTACACAGAACCGTCATCGCGATAGGAAGTACGCTCGCGTCCGTTTTACGCTGCTTTTTTGCTGCCGCTATCGCATCTGACTTAAACTTGAAAAGTATGGCCTTTTTCGACGGACCATTTGGCGTCACCATCCAGCCATAGGAATGGCGTTTGACAAAACCGTCCGGCGTTTCAAACTTGTCCTTCGCCATATTCCCTTACCTCTCCAATGATCGTGTGGTTGGTGTTAAGGTGCTGTTGTTGGGGTTAGGCGGCGGCTGACTTGCTGTAGATCGACGGATATTTGTCGAGCAGCCGCTGTCCGTTCTGAATGTGCTTTTCGGTGATGTAGAAGTTCATCCCGAACGGGTCAGTCATTCGCTCGATGTCGATAGGAAGGCCACGAATGGCGGTGAGACCATTGATGACCGCGAGTTCGCGAATTGCGCGCTGCTCGCTTTCGGTAAATTCAATGCGCGGGCCAGTGGTGAAGACTTGGATACCGAATTTAGACCCCGGCACCTGACGAACGCGGGCCCTGATGCCCATGTGTTTGATGCGGCCACGAATGTGGCGGACCATTTCGTTCCGAACATCGATAAAGCCCTGCATATCTCCGCCTCCAATGATCGTGTGGGAGGGAATATACGGATACGTATGCGAATGTGCAAGCGGAAAAATACGCTGCCGAATAAAAAAGTTCTTGCGGTCCCATTCCGTCAGGAATACCAATGGGAACAGACCGGCATTGTTCTCCGGTTCGAGGTAGCCGGTATGGTTCGAAAGACGGCGGCGGCTACCACCCTGGAAAGGCAGGGGAGCGTTACCGTTGGGCGCCACAAAGCGCAGGGGCAGTCCGCAAGCGAGAAGCCCTGTGGCAGCGGGAATAGAGACCCGTATTAGTAGCTCGCAACCAAGCCGGGACTATTTACCAGGCTTGGGCCGATAGCGACGGCGGCTCCGGGACTATGGCTCCGGTGGGCATGATCGCAGAGGCTGGGAACGACCCTCTCCTAGACCGGAGGGCTGGGTCGTCCTATGCCTCCGCTCTGGCTCTCCAAAACTATTCTCCAATAGGCATCGGTCGCTTCGCTAAAGCAAAAAAGGGCCAGTTTAGAGCCGTCCTAATGGCAATTTGTGTAGGTGTATTGCCCGATAGCGTTGCTTGTGCAGCTAAGCGACGGGCTAAGCGGCCTCTGCGCTGGCGGCGGGATAGAGATCGGCGGGATAGGTTTAAAGCTATTGCGAATCATATTCGCGAGCGCCGCTCGACGTTGGAATTCAAGCTCCTGCCGTCGCGCCTCATCCGCTTGCTCGGCCTGTTCCCGCTGCTGCTGAATGCCAGCATCCCGCGAAGATAGCTGCACCATGCAATTTACATAGACCTGCGACCCCGGCCTGGCCCCATAGGACTGGCATTCGGCAGACCGCCTCTCAAATGCCGAGTCCACATAGGAGGCCGGCGAAGGGGGCGAGACAGCATCCGGGGTCGAATAGTATTGGGCCACGCAAGCGTTAAATTCAGGCGTTCCAGCGTTTAAGTGGCGGTTAAGACAAAGCTTTTCCAGTTGGTCGGCAGAGAGCATTGCACTTGCGGGGAAAGGAAAAATTCCGAGCGCGGCAACGCTAAACATAGCAATAAGCAGGTTTTTCATAGCACCCCCGAAAACAACTATAGATCGTAAATGCTCCGGCGAACACGGCCAATTACAATCAAAGAGTTGCGTTTATCAATGAAAATGGGCTCGTGCGAAGGGTCTGTGGAATAAGGCTCCAGCCTCGGCGGATGGGATCGCCAAAGTTTGTATGTGACCTCTCCCCGAACGGCAAAAACGAATGGTTTGCCTTCCTGCAACACCTTTTCACGCCGATTTACGACGATAATCGACTTGTCGGGCGAAATGCGGTCCATCGATGTTCCGGATACTGTAAGCGCAAAAAACTCCCCAGACCCGAGACCGGCCAAGGAAATTTCCCGCGACTCCGAGTGTGGAATTTGGGTGTCGCTGTCGATCAGCTTCCCGGCACTTACCCAAGAGATCAATGGCACCTGTATGAACTTGCTTGCAGGAGCCGCTTTCGTGACTTTCTGGCCGCTTGCCGGGAGAATACCGTAATCCTGCGCCACCTTGTGAATTCGTTGTAGCGTATCACCATAGGGCTGTGCGCCCGACTTCCAGCGGGAAACCTGGGGCTGGCTTGCGTCCAATGCCGCTGCAAGCCCGGCCTGCTTTCCGGGCACAACAAGCAGTAATTGTTCGATTATTTCGCTCGTTTTCATGGACGGCGATATACGTCCAAGAATTTTCGGCAGTCCAATACGCGAAGGCATAAAATCCGATTGCGTATCCTCATGCGTATGCGTATATATGCGTTCCATGAGACCGCTACTTCACGTCCGAAAGCAAGTTCTGGGTATCACCCAGCAGGAAATGGCCAGCCTCACCGGGGCTACCCAAGCAACTGTTTCGCGCTGGGAGCAGGGCGAACTTGAGCCTGACCGCGATCAACTCGAGCGCATCCGGGACGAAGCAAAGCGGCAAGGCAAGGATTGGGATGACTCATGGTTTTTTGACGTTCCCCCAAAGCCTGACGATCAGCGGAGCGCCGCCTAAATGCACACCGGGGGCTACTCGCATATCAGCAATCACGAATTTGAAACCGTGCAGGGAGCCGTCTCCCACGGCGAAACCCTCGGCGTATTCGCAGCCCCCCTGCGTAACGTCGAGGGTGGAATTCTTGAAGGTGCTGCATGGAGCGCCTTTCCCCAACTTGATTTTGGAAAAGGCCCCGACGCGAAGAACGCTGCGCCGGAGCCAGTTGGTCGCTGCGAGAACCAGCAGCAAGTTCATTTAGGGGAACTCCGGTGAACAATTCTCGCGTCGCGATTGCTGGAAATGTTCATGGGGCGCAGCACTCAAACTTTCGCGCCGATCCGCCCCGTACTTTTCAGGGAGACCGGCGCGGAAACTTTCGCGGAGAATGTACGCAGCCTGAGGCGTTCGGTTTAAGCACCAACGAATGGAACAAGATCAGCGCGGCGGCCTTGAACGAGCACGCCGAAACGGAGCGCCTTTCTGCAAAAGAAATGGCAATCAAGATCGGTTGTAACGACCGCACACTTGAAAACTATCTCCAGGGTCGTACCGCGCCATCTGGCGTTTACTTCCTGAAATGTTTGGCGGCGATCCCAGAATTTCAATCTCGCGTGATGCGCCTTTGTGCATTGGAACGCGATTGCGATCCAGAAGCCGAACGTGCCCGTTCCGACCTCATCCGCGCCGCACAGAAATATGCCGATGCAAAGGCTCGGGCATCCATCCGCAACGGCGAACCTGTCTCCGATCTATTCGAGGTGGCATCATGAGCTTCCGCACCTACGAGCGCTTACCGGCCCGTGAATACGCAATTCGTCACGCCCGCGTTCATCGCGAGCTTCGCAACGAATTGAGCATTCCCGAACCTGCAAACGATTTCACCTCCGATCCGTCAGGCAGCGGAAGAATGCTGGTCCTTGCCTTTGGATTGGGAGCTTTGTTCTGGATGATCTTGGGTTGGGCTGTCACCTGATTTTCTTGGCGTAACTGTCGAACCGCAGAAGGCGGTATAGGGCGAATGGGCACGAAGTTTACGGTCGATCATATTCGGCCTCGAAAGCGTAAGATCGCACGTCCAGAACAGGACTTGCAGGCTGGCCTTTGCCGGTTTCTGGATCGCACGCTGCCAGACGATTGCTTTTACTTTGCCTGCCCGAACGGCGGCTGGCGCTCGCCCATAGAGGCCGCTATTTTCAAAGGCCAAGGTGTCAAAGCTGGCGTTCCCGACCTCATCTTTGCCTATCAGGGCAAGATGTTCGCGCTCGAAATGAAGTCCGAAAAAGGATCGCTAACGGTTTCCCAGCGTGGCGTTCACGACCTGCTTCGCAATGCAGGTGTTCGCGTCGAAGTCGCCCGGTCCTTTCCCGAAGCAATAGAACGATTGCGGGAATTTGGGATTCCTGTGGCGGGGAGGATCGCGGCATGAGCGACGAACACAAACTAATCGCCTTCGAACTTGCACGTCGGGGCTGGGGATACACGCAGATTGCCCAAGAGCTTGGGCACGCCTTCACGACGATTCAGAAGCTATTCGAGAAGCCCGCCTCGTCTTACGCTATTCCCGTTCCAGCATCGAGCGATTGGAAACTGCGGATAGAACGGGCGTGTGTCTCAAATTCGATGGAGGCAGCATGAGCGATGACGTTCGCAAGGCTATAGCCGAGGTGCGGAAAATAGCCGACGCCATCTATGAAATCGCGGATCGCCAACAGGACGAAAAGCTGAGAGCCTTGGCGCGCGACATCTATCTCGGCCTTCGCAAGATTCAGGTGCGTCTATGAAGGTGCTGACCGACCCACTGGGAAACCTGTCACCGATCATCCGAGAGATTTACGAACTCGCGGACCAATCCCATGACGTTCAAATCAAAGCGCGCTGCCTCAAACTGTACACTGAGGTTGCCAAAGCCAGGAAGGCATTAGGCTTAACCGACATGCCGGTCGGACTCCTGCATGAAAGTGGGAGGGCATGATGGAGACCGCTGTTTATTTGGTAACGGAAGATGGCCGGCCTTTCTTCAAGATTGGTGTCGCCGCTGACCCTAAGCGTCGGATCAAAGAGCTCCAAACTGGCAATCCACGTCAACTTGAGATTGGCCACATAGAATGGTTTCCGACTCGTCAAATGGCTCGCACAGTCGAACGAGCGATGCACGCAAATTTCGCGACTCACGCAGCTAAAGGCGAGTGGTTCGGTGCAGACCTGGTGCGGGCATATAGAGAATTCGCCTCTTTTGCGATTTTTGTACGGTCGGGCGGCGATCCCAGTAACTCACCGTCGAACGTTGCCACGACCCACTGGGCGCTAAATGGCCATCAATATCCCGCGGCGGGGACTCAATAGATGGCACGCATCCGCTCGCTTCACCCTGGATTGTTCACGGATGAGAACTACGCCGTTCTCTCGTTTCCAGCACGCGAGCTGCTTAAGGGTTTGTGGGTGGACTCCGACGACAACGGCATTTTCGAGTGGAAGCCTCTGTCCCTCAAGATGAGGATATTTCCGGCTGACAATGTGGACGTTGTCGCGTTGCTGGCTGAGCTCGAAACAGCGTGGGTGCGGCGCTTTGAAGTGGCCGGCAGGGTGTACGGCGCGTGCAAGAACTTCTGCAAATACCAGCGGCCTAAGAAACCGAAGACGGTTCATCCTCTTCCCGAAGCCATAAAGCCTTACGTCAGGCATGGCTACAAGGCCAGAGCTTCCGAACACGGCGATGATGATGCGGATGACGTTCCGCAAAAGTCGGAATCGGTTCCCCACCAGTTCCCCACCGATACGGAAAAGTCCGGTCAGATGGAGGAGGGAGGAGGGAAGATGGAGGATGGAAGAGGTAATTCCGAACTTCGTTCGGCCGCGGAGATCGAAAAACAGGTTTTCGATGTCGGCAAATTGCTGCTGGGCGAAAAATCAGGCGGCTTCATTGCGAAATTGCGAGCCAAGATCGGCGATGACGGCAAAACTTTGCAGTTGCTCGCGCTTGCTGGCGAAAAATCATCCCCTCGGGAATTTCTCGGGGCATGCTTGCGTGAGGCGAAGCCGCCAAGCTGGCCGCATCCTGATAGCCATGGCCGCCTTTCCGGGTTTGTCGATGGCAAAACCCTGTTCGCGATTGGTCGCGATGTCGTTGGGCCAGACAGCGACCAATTCGTGAGGGACTTGGTTGGAGCGGTTGGTGGACAGACGACCAAGGCCGCCGAAGTTTTGCTTTGGCGAAAGGAAAAACCGCCCGATTGGTGGGAAAAAATTGTTTCCGCGGTTCGATGTGGAGAGGCGATCAACGCCCCGTCCGATATTTACCCAAGGCACGCGTACCAATGACAGACATCACGCAAATCAAAATCAAACTGGCGGATCGCGCCGATGACGTTGCCAAGATGCTACTTCCCGCGGGAAGGCGCGAAGGCCACGAATGGCGTGCTGGGTCAATCGACGGTGACAAGGGCCAAAGCCTTGGGGTTCACCTGACGGGCAACAAGGCTGGGGTCTGGTCGGATTTTAGCACGGGGGAAAGTGGCGACTTGATCGACCTGTGGTGCGCGGTGAAGCGAGTTTCGCTGGTCGAGGCCTTGGACCAGGCGCGAGCCTATCTCGGCATTTCACGGCCGCAGCCTTACCGCGATCCGAAGCCTTCCTACGCCCGCCCGCCCAAGCCGCAATGCCATGCGCCGCGGGGCCGTGTGATGGATTACCTCTGCGAGGTGCGCGCCATCCCGCAGAGTGTGCTTGCTGCCTACAAGATCGGGGAAGATGGCGACCGCATCGTGTTTCCGTTCCTGCTGCCCGACGGCACGCTTGCGATGGCGAAAACACGCGAGGCCGTCGATGGCGCATCGCCGCGGCCAACGGCGGCGAACTGTGAACCTGTGTTGTTCGGGTGGCAGGCCATCAACCCTAACGGCCGCGAGATCATTATCACCGAAGGCGAGATCGACGCGCTGTCGTTCGCGGCTTACGGCCTGCCGGCGGTATCTGTGCCCTACGGCGGCGGCAGCAAGGGCAAGCAGAATTGGATCGAAAATGAGTTCGACCGGCTGGAGCGGTTCGAGAAAATCTATCTTGCCACCGACATGGACGAAGTTGGGGAACAGGCCGCGGCGGAAATCGCTTCCCGGCTAGGCCGGCATCGCTGCTTCCGGGTGAAACTGCCGCGCAAGGATTGCAACGAATGCCTCGTCGCGGGCGTGACGGAAGATGTGATCAGAGACTCTGTGGCGACCGCCGAGGGTCTTGATCCCGATGGGCTGCGAAGGGCGGGCGGATTCTCGGATCGCGTTGTGCGCCTGTTCTGGCCCGCCAACGAGGAGCGGATTGGGTACACCGTCCCTTACAGCGCGCTTTATGGCAAGATCATCTTCCGCCCTGGCGAAGTAACGATTTGGTCGGGCGATACTGGCGCGGGAAAATCCCAGATCATCAGCGACAGTGTGCCCAAATGGATCCAAGAGGGCAGCCGGGTTTGCATCGCGTCATTCGAGATGAAGCCGGAATGGACGCTCAAGCGCATGGTGAAACAGACCGGTGGGGTTGATCGCCCAGTAGAGGCCTTCATTCGCGAGACGTTGGCGTTCCTTGATGCTGGGCTGCTGCTTTACGAGAAGGTCGGCAAGTCTGACGTCGAAGGCCTGCTGGAAATCTTCGACTATGCCCGCGCCAAATATGGCTGCGATCAGTTTGTCATCGACTCCCTGATGCGTCTTGGGATCGCCGCGGACGATTACACCGGCCAGGAACAGGCGGTGTTCAAGTTGGTCGATTGGGCCATTGCGAACAATATTCACCTGCACCTTGTCGCCCACAGCCGCAAAGGTGGCCGCGATGCTGGCGTGCCGGAAACTGGTGACATCAAGGGCGCAATGGAAATCGGGGCTAACGCCTTCAATATCATAACGATTTGGCGAAATCGGAAGCTGGAGGAAATCACCTCGTCGGAAGGTGGCAGACCGACAATGACGGAAGAGCCGGGAGTGACGCTCAACATCGCCAAGCAACGCAATGGGGATTTCGAGGGCAAGGTCAAGCTGCACTTCAACGTCCAGACCTACCAATACTTTTCCGGCGGCGACAATCGAAGATATCCGCGCTGCTACGTCCGCGATGACCGGGAAAATGCAGGCGCCGCATGACCACCGATCTACAGGTCCTCGACCAAGCGTGCAGGAATACGCGGGGGTGGGCATGGATAGTGGGGACGGAGATATTTACCGGCGCGCGGTTGCCCTTACTGGTGTCGAATTCGTCAGAGCTGGCAATCCGCACCGAATACAACCGCCTGCTCCGACTCAAGAAAAAGAGGAAGAGGGCCGCATGATCCCGAAGCGATTCAAGCAACATACGGAAAATAACCGAGGCGGATGGTCAAATTGGGTTTATCCCAATCCCACGAAAAACTATTTCTTCAAATGCTGCGATTGTGGGCTTGTGCATGAGATGCAGTTCAAAGCCTTTGCGGAGGTCGAGCGGAAGCGTGGAGCGTTTCGCGTGGTCCCTTTGCCCTGGCCTATCAGGGCCATGTTCCGGGCACGGAGGGCGCGCCCATGACCATCCAACCAAAATTGCAGCCTGGGCACGATGGGGAGCCGCCGGTTCACGTCCCTGCACGCGACATCGAAAGTATAGATCGCTGGACGGGCAAGAAGCGCCGGGAAACCCCCGACAGCCCCATGAACATCAACGTGGACCGCATCGAATGGCTGTTCACACACGGGGTAATCGAGCAGCGCCATCACCAAGCCGCCCGCAGGCTACAACGAGACTGGGAAATAGGCCTCATCATGCCATATGCACAGATGGGCGTTGTGGCTGGAAATTCGGGCAAGCCTGATTTCACTCCCGCTCACGCCAAGATGGATGCGATGGAGAGGTTTGGCGATGCAAAGCGCGCTGTCGGGCCAAAAGGATTCAGGATCATAGACTTAGTCGCCCTCCAAGCCATGAGCGTGCAGAAGGCGGCGGCGGCAATGCGGGTGCATCAGCAGCGCGCACAGGGTATGCTATTGGTGGCGCTGGACGTGCTGGCGGCTCATTACAGGATTGGATAGATGTTCACAGGCGAGCCATTTGTAGACCGCATTATAACGGCTGTTGTATCGATTCTTTTTATCATCGGGTCGGTGTTGGGTGGCGTTGTTGGCTATGAGATAGCCAGTGCAAAATGGATGGGAGATGCGGTGGCGCATCATGCGGGCCATTTTGACGCGAAGGGAGACTTCCGCTGGGACTCTTGACAGGTGGAAAGCTGGGACGCATAAAAAGCTCATTGTGGTGATTTGCACTCTGTAGTGCTTCGCCGCCCCAAAATTCCCCAACGGTGCCCCTCAATCCCGAGCGGCGCCGTTTTTCGTTTGGAGCGCCCTGAATGGCGACCTTCAATAAGTTCAACGCCTTCGTGGAGTCGATGGCCGAGAAGAAGTTCGACCTAGGGTCGGACACTCTCAAGGTCTTGCTCACGAACACGGCGCCAATCGCGACCAATTCGGTAAAATCCGATCTCACCGAAATCTCGGCTGGAAACGGTTATACGGCAGGCGGATCGCAGGCTACGCAATCGTCTTCGGCGCAGTCGAGCGGCACTTACAAGCTGGTTCTTGCTGACGTGACCTTCACTGCCACAGGGGCGGTTGGGCCGTTCCGGTACGCAGTCCTCTATGACGATACGGCTGCGAGCGACGATCTCATTGATTGGTGGGACTATGGCTCATCCATCACATTGGCAAATGGCGACACTTTCACGGTCGATATGGACGCCTCTGCGGGCGTCCTGACCGTAGCTTAGGATTCTCGATGTCCTTCGATAGAGAGGCGATGCGAGCTCGGTTTTTCGAGCTGCAAAGGTCAAAAGCCGAGATCCATTCAAAGGCTGCGCCATTTCGCGATCAGATGGAGCAGGCGGCCCAGGCCGAGCACGAGGCTGCTGCGCGCCGCAGAGGCTTCGCTGCTCAAGCCAAGGAAGCAGAAATTGGCCTCTTCGAGATCGACCAAGAAATTGCCTTTATCGCGCGTGGGCTTGGAAACGTAGGTTCCGACCCAACGGCGTCCTGACCGTCGCTTAGGTGGTCTAGATGACCACGAAAACCATCCTCCTCACCTCCGGCACATCGTGGACCGTTCCAAGCGATTGGAACGCCACAGGCGCGACCATCGAGGCCATTGGGCCGGGTGGAAGGGGCGGAGATGGAAGAGCAAGCGCCAACTTTGCCGGTGCAGGCGGTCAAGGCGGCGGTTATGGCAAGGTCACGTCGCCGTCGAACATCAATGTCGGCGACACGCTCTCAATCCAGATCGGCGCTGGCGGATCGGCAAACCCAACATGGCTTAAGAACAACACCGGCACAATCTGCGTCCAAGGCGATTATGGCGGAAGCGCAACGCTCAACACTCCGAATAATCGTTCGCAGACGAATACCGGTGGTGTCACCAACTCTGGCGGCAACGGCGGGCTGACTAATACCCGTTATGGTGGCGCGGGCGGCGGCGGTGCCGGCGGGCCGAATGGGGCGGGTGCGGCTGGCGCGGATATAACGGCGGTCTTGATCGCTGGCGGCGGCGGCGGTGCGGCAGATGGCGGGTCGGCGGGCGCTGCACCTTCGGGCACTTCAAATCCCGGCGGTAACGGCGGCGCGGCCTTTGACAGCACAGCAGGCGGAACGGGCGGGACCGGAAACAATCCGGGTGGCGCAGGTTCGCACGGCTCCGGTGGTGGCGGCGGTGGCCCGAATACAACGGCCAGTACGTCAATCAATCTCGGCGGCAACGGCGGCGGTGGAATAAATTGGACGCAGACTTCCGATAGCGCGACGGCAGGACCCGGCGGCGGCGCAGGCGGTGGTGGCGGGCGCAACGGAAGCACTGGCCCTGTATCTGGCGACGGTGGCAGCGGCGGACTCTACGGCGGCGGCGGCGGCGGTGGCGGCTCCGGTGGCGCATCTTCGCCCTCTGGCCCCGGCGGAGCGGGCGCGCAAGGCATCATCGTCATCACCTATACGCCGAGTGCTGGCGGAACGACCTACACACTTACGGCTGATGCTGGATCATTCGCACTCACAGGCCAATCGGCTGGCTTAAGTTCATCTCGCAAGCTCGCGGCATCTGCCGGTGCGTTCACGCTCAGCGGTCAATCGGCGGCGCTGAAATCTGCAAGGAAGCTCACAGCTTCGGCAGGATCATTTAGCCTTACTGGCCAGGGCGCGGCGCTCAAGTCGGCCCGCAAGCTAACCGCAGGAGCGGGCAGCTTCACCCTAACAGGTCAAGACGCCAGTCTGACGAGCGCGCGAAAGCTGATCGCGGCGGCTGGCAGTTTTGTCCTGACCGGGATCGACGCGGCCCTAAAATCCGCTCGCAAGCTGATTGCAGATGCAGGCTCGTTCGTCCTTACGGGCAATGACGCCACGCTCACCAAGCAGCTAGCAGGCTCGACGGCATACACACTGACGGCTGGCACCGGCCAGTTCACGCTGACGGGCAATGACGCAGGCCTGATCTACACGCCGCATTTCGATGCGGGCTCAGCCACACGAGTCGGAGAGCAGGTTCTAAGCCCACGCAATCCGAGGGTAAGCACGCTAAGTCCCAACAGAGCCCGCATCTCCACTCTAAGCCCATCTTACCCAAGACGAACAACCCTGACCGGCAGAGGATGACTACAGAATGCCTTATGTCGGCCGCGACTTCGAACCGATGGACACGGGAGAGACGAAAGACCTCTCCTTCGATTTCTCGGGCGAGTTAGGCGATTGCGATTCCGTCACCTCGGCAACATGGTCGATCTCGGTCGTGACCGGAACCGACGCAAGCGCAGCGACCAGGCTTTCAGGCGATCCAACAATCACATGTGGCTCAAAAGTCACCCAGCGACACACAACGCTCCAAGATGGCGTCAGGTACAGAACACAATGCACGGCAACCACGAGGAACGGAGAAACCCTCATCCTCTACAGCCATGTACGCGGGATAGCGGTGGACGATGAAGGCTGAGACAGGCAGGCCGTCGAAGTTCGACTCGGCATTCAGTGAGCAGGCCAGAAAGATTTGCGAGCTTGGCGCAACCGACCAGGAAATCGCTGACTTTTTCGAAGTCGATGTCAGGACAATCTACCGTTGGAAGCACGACTTCCCAGAGTTTTGTCAGGCCCTAAAGGTCGGCAAGGAAGTTGCTGACGAGCGGGTCGAACGTAGCCTCTACCTCAAGGCGACCGGTTACGAGCAGGACGAAGTGAAGATTTTCATGCCTGGCGGGGCGATAGAACCTGTCTACGCGCCGTTCCGCGCCAAGATTGCACCTGACACAACGGCGGCAATCTTCTGGCTCAAGAACCGGAGGCCAGAGGCTTGGCGAGACGTGAACCGCACAGAGCACACGGGCGCGAACGGCGGGCCAATCGCGGCGTCAGTCGTTCCCGACCTGACCAATCTGACCAAGGAGCAGCGTGACCAGCTTAGAGGCATCCTCAGCCGCGTTACTGTCGAATCCTAAAGCCACATGGCGGGCGCTCGATTGTCTGGACGCAAAGGATAGCCTTCTCGATTTCTGCGGCCTGATAGAAATACCGGGCGCTCCGGTTGATGAAGACCCCGACTCAGATGTTGCGTTCAAGCCCATTCGCCAGCCGCCGGCAAAGCATCACCGGCTTCTGATCGACAAGCTGGAGGCGGTAGAGCGAGGCGAGATCAAGCGCCTGATGGTGTTCATGCCGCCCGGATCGGCAAAGAGCACCTATGCAAGCGTGGTGTTTCCGCCCTGGTTCATGGGCAGGAAGAAGCGCCGCAATGTGATTGTGGCGACCTATGCGAGCGACCTTGCCCGCAAGATCGGCAGGCGGGCGCGCAGCATCATCAAGCAGCCTGTCTATCGCGAGATATTCGGCACGGGTTTAAGCCCGGACAGTTCGGCGGCAGACGAGTGGTCGCTGGAGAACGAGAACGAGTTCATGGGCGGCGGTATCCTTTCGGGGATCACCGGCAACCGCGCGGACGGAATTATCATCGACGATCCTATCAAGGGCCGTCAGGACGCGGACAGCGAGGTCATCCGCGAACGCACGCTCACTGAGTATCAGGACTCGATCAAGACCCGTCTTAAGCCTGGTGGTTGGATCGTTCTGATTCAAACCCGCTGGCATGAAGACGATCTTGCCGGTTCGATCCTGCCTGAAAAATACGATGGTGAGAGCGGGTTCATTCAGTGCCGCGATGGCGAGCGCTGGTATGTGATCAGCCTGCCAGCCGAGGCGACACACGCGGACGATCCGCTGGGCCGCAAGCGTGGCGAGTTTCTATGGCCCGAATGGTTCACGGCAGAGCATTGGGCGGCGTTTCGCGCCAATCCAAGAACGTGGTCTGCGCTCTATCAGCAAAGGCCGCAGCCTGACGAAGGCACATATTTCAAGCGCGAGTGGTTCAAGCGATACAAAACCGCGCCGAAGGAACTGCACTACTACGGCACCAGCGATTATGCGGTGACGGAAGACGGCGGTGACTTCACCGTTCATCGTGTGTGGGGCGTCGATCCCAATGGCGACATCTACCTGATGCCGGGCGGGTTTCGAGGCCAGACCGCATCCGATGTGTGGATCGACCGCAAGCTGGACTTGGTGAAGCGCTACAAGCCCTTTGCATGGTTTGGCGAGGCTGGCGTCATTCAGAAGGCGATAGAGCCTGCGCTGACGCGACGTTCGCGCGAGCGGCAAATCTACTGCCGGTTCGAATGGCTTCCGAGCATTGCCGACAAGCCGACGAGGGCGCGAGGTTTTCAGGCCCGCGCCTCGATGGGAACGGTTTGGTTCCCCGAGGGCCAAGAGGGCGACGACATTCTGGACGAATATCTGCGCTTCCCTGCAGGCAAGAACGACGATGACGTGGACAACGGTTCGCTGATCGGCCGCGCCCTCGATGAAGCGCATCCGGCGATTGCAGCTCAAGAACACAAGCCCAAACCAAAAGACCGCTGGGACAGCGACACAGAGGAAGACGAAGATTCATGGAAGACGGTGTGACGACAGCGGATGTGGAGGATGTTGCAGACGCAGCGCCACAGCCCCTTCCTGTCGAAACGCTCATTCGGATGTTCGAGGCTTCGGAAGAATCGACGATTGACGAGCGCCAAGGCTCAGAGCGCGACCGGGATTATTACGACAACATCCAGCTCACGGCGGAAGAAGAAGCCGTTCTCAAGAAGCGCAAGCAGCCCATCGTCATCGACAACAAGATCAAGGGAAAGGTCGATTACCTCGTAGGGCACGAGATCAGGACACGCACCGATCCGAAGGCGTTCCCGCGCACCCCGAAGGAGGAGGACGCGGCCAACGCAGCCACAGACGCGCTGCGCTTCGTGGCCGACTCTACGCGCTTCTCGCAGGCCAAGACCAAGGTCTGGGAGAATGTGCTCATCGAAGGCATGGGCGGCGTTCTGATCGGCTGCAAGCACAAGAAGGATGGCAAGGTCGATATCACGATCAAGCAGATTCCGTGGGACAGGTTGTTCCGCGATCCTCACAGCCGCGAACGTGATTTCAGCGATGCGACGTACAAAGGCATCGTCACATGGATGGACTACGATGTGGCGGTCAAGAAATGGCCGGACGCTACTGACGCGCTCGAAGTCACGCTATCGCAGTCCAATTCGCAAACCTATGACGACAGGCCCAAACATCGCATCTGGGCGGACGGCAAGCGCAAGCGCGTAAGGGTCTGCGAGATTTACTATCGCAATGACGGCGTGTGGTTCCAGGCGTTCTACACAGAGGGCGGACTTCTTAGCGGCAATGAGCCGGTCAAATACGTTGACCAGGACAAAGAGCCGGAATGCCCGCTTGAACTTCTTGGGGGCTATTGCAACCGCGAGAACGAGCGATACGGCATCGTTCGCCCGCTTATCTCGCTCCAGGACGAGCAGAACAAGCGCCGCTCCAAGGCTCTGCACCTTCTTAGCGTGCGCCAGGTCATTGCGGAGAAGGGCGCGGTGGCGAACGTCGCGACTGCCCGCGCCGAACTGGCCAAGCCTGACGGCTATGTCGAAGTCACGCCGAACATGCGCTTCGACATCGCGCAGACGAACGATTTGGCACAGGGCCAGTTCCAACTTCTGGCCCAGACCGATCAGGCCCTTTCCCAGCAGGGCGCAAACGCGGCCCTTCTAGGCAAGGATCAGAACGCGCCATCAGGCCGCGCCATTCTTGCCAACCAGCAGGGCGGGCAGACAGAGCTAGCGCCGCTCCTTGATGGCTTGCGAGACTGGCAGCGCCGCGTGATGACGCAGGTGTGGAATCGTATCCGCCAGTATTGGACGGCGGAGACATGGATTCGCGTCACGGATGATGAGAACAACCTGAAATGGGTTGGGCTCAACGTGCCGCAAGTGGCGCAAACGGCTTACGGCCCGCAACAGGTTGGCGTAGAAAACCCGGTTGCGGATTTGATGGTGGACATCACTATCGAGGAAGCGCCCGACACGGCGAACATCCAGGCCGAACAGTTCGAGCAGCTTACGCAGATGGTCACGGCAGGCATTCAGATCCCGCCGGATGTTGTGATCGAGGCATCGTCCTTGCGGAACAAGGCAGCGATCCTTGACCGGATGCGCGGCGATCCGCAGGCGCAGGCGCAACAGCAGGCCGAGCAGAAGCAGAAAGCGGACGCGGTATTCGCGGCCAAGCTCGATATCGACAAATCGACGGCGGAGAAGAACAGGGCATCCGCCATCAAATCAATTTCCGACGCGGCAACACAGCATCACCAAGCGACGTTGCCGCCTCCAGAAATCTCGCCGCCGGAGACATCGGGCGTGAACGTGCCGCCGACGTAAACGGGCGTTAGGAGCAATGACATGAAGACCCTCGAAGAAGTGTTTAACAAGGATGATTCCGACAAGGCCGACGAACCTGTGACGGACATCGTTCCAAGCTCGCCTGACAACGAGCCGGACGAAGCGCCAAAGGTTGAAGAGCCGAAACCGGAGCCTCCGAAGGGCGAACAGGCTGCGCCGCCGGCAGCGAAACACGACGAAGAGATGGTTCCAAAGCGTGTCATTGTTGCGTTGCGCAAAGAGCTTCAAGAGCTGAAGCAGGAGAAGCAGGAAAAGCCGCCCGCGCCTGATGTGATCTCCGACCCGGAAGGGTTTGAGAAGCACATTCAGTCACGGCTTGACCAGCAAATCCTGGATCGAACGGTCGCCATGTCGGAAGACTATGCGAAGCGTGCGAACCCGGACTTTGCCGAGGTTATGGGCACCGACGAAGACGGTTCACACACCGCCTGGGTCGAACTTGCCAAGGCCAATCCTCATCTCGTGCAGCAATTCCGTGCCTCACCCAATCCTGCGCTGTTCGCGTACGAGCAAGTGAAGCGCCACAAGGCCATGAGTGAAATCGGAGACCCGCTCACCTATCGCGAGCGGATCGAAGCAGAGGTCAGGGCCAAAGTGGAAGCGGATTGGAAGGCAAAGGAAGCCGCGCGCCCCGCCATCCCCGATACGCTTGCCGACGAACCTTCCCTGTCGCCACGCAAAGGCCCGGAATGGTCCGGTCCAAAGCCGCTCAAGGACATCCTCGGCAAGAAATAACCCGTCGCGAGACGGCACGACCCTCGATGGACTGGGCGGGGAGCGATCCTCGCCCTTTTTGCTGACCAAACCAACGCACCGCTGAGAAGCGGCGCATCCCTATTGAAGGAAACTCAACATGGCAGACACACAAACCGCCACTGGCTTGCGCGTGCAGCAGTGGGACGACAAATTCTTCACCGAGTTCCTGAACGAGAACCCGTTCTCCCGTTACATGGGTACGGACGAGAACTCGATCATTCAGGTGAAGGAAAACCTGACCAAGAAGAAGGGCGATAGCATTACCTTCGCCCTGGTCAATCGCCTGAATCAGGACGCCATCACCGGCTCGAACACGCTGGAAGGCAATGAAGAGAACGTCGAGCAGCGTTCTTTCAAGGTCTATGTGGACAAATGGCGCAAGGCCACTCGCGTCTCCGAAATGGAGGAACAGAAAAACGCGATCAACCTGCGCGATGCGTCACGTTCCGTCCTCATGGATTTCAAGATGGAATACATCCGGGACCGTGTGATCACGTCCTTGGGCTCCATCAATGGCGTAGCCTATGCCGACGCCACGGAAACCCAGAAGGATGCATGGTTGGTGGACAATTCCGACCGTGTTCTGTTCGGCGCCGCCAAGTCCAACAATGCCGCGAACGACCATTCGGCTGCGTTGGCACAGATCGACGCCACAGCGGACAAGCTGACCCCGGATGCGCTTTCGATCATGAAGCGCATGGCTTACACGTCCAGCCCAAAGGTCCGTCCCATCCGCACCTCGAACGGCAAGTATTACTACCTTGCCTTCGCCGGTTCGTGGGCGTTCCGCGATCTCAAGACCAACTCGACCATCACGCAGGCTCAGCGTGAAGTGATGCTCGCCAACCAGAACAACAAGCTGTTCGACGGCGGCGACATCGAGTGGGACGGGATCGTGGTGCACGAGGTTCCCGACATCGGGGTGATCTCGAACGGCACGATCAACTGCCAGCCTGTCTATCTGATGGGTGCGCAGGCGCTGGGCTACGCGATTGCGCGTCGCACCAAGACGGTGACCAAGGAGTTCGACTACGGCGACAAGTACGGCGTTGCAATCGACACCATCGACGGTCTCGAAAAGATGCTGTTCGGCTCGGGCTCGGGTGACACCGACGACTTGAAGCAGCACGGCATTGTGACGGGCTACTTCTCGGGCGTGGCCGACTCGTAATCGACAACCAACTGACGAAAGGGGCCAAGGCTTGAGGCTTTGGTCCCTTCTTCTTTTCTGAAAGGAACACTTCAATGGCAGAAAATCTCACAGCGGTTGGCGCGGCTTCGACCGATCCGGTTCCCGGCTCCGGCCTTGCTGGTTCGGTCAAAGGCTTCTCCCGCACGCTTGAGGTCACGGCGGCAGCAGCGGCCACTTCGACCTATACGTTCGGCTACGTCCCGTCGAATGCGATCATTCTGGGCCTTTCCAAGGTTTCCTGGGATGACCTCGCTTCGACCGGCTCGCCAACCCTCGACTTCGGTACGGCGACCGACGACGACTGCTTCAATGACGGCCTTGATTTGGCGACGGCGGCAAGCACTGCTTCGCTCATCAAGGACATTGCCAACTATGGCAAGCAGGCATGGGACTATGACACGACACTGACCGAAGACCCGGGCGGCAAGCTCGCGATCATCGGTACGCTCAAGGACGCTGCGGCGAACACAGGCGGCACCGTTACGGTCGAAGTCCTCTACATCATCCCGTAAACGTGATCGGGGCCGGGGTTTAACGACTCTGGCCCCTTTCCATTCCAGGCATTCACATGGCCCTGACCAAAGCAGATCTTCGCGACGCAATTGCCGAGGAACTTGGCATCAAGCGTGCGGAAGAAGCTCTTTCTGCCGCCGATGCTGTTCTCATCGAGCGCAGAATTGATGGCGTCCACGAATATCTGTTGGGCGAAGGCTTGGTCTATTGGGACATTGACGACATACCGGATGCGGTGCGCGAACCCATGACGATGATCGTGGCTTCACGCGCCGCTCCGGCCTTTGGCGTGCAGTATGCAGGTGGTCCGGAAGGCACGCGCCTGCTTCGGATTCATGCGGCCCAGCGCGGCTCCAGCGAGCCTGTGAAGGCTGAATACTTCTGATGCTCCAGCCCATCCCGCTCGCCGTTGCATCGGACGCGGCGGCAAGCCCAGCCTTTTCATCGCAACGTCTTCGCAACTGGTATGTGGAAACGACGCCGACCCGGGCAAAGGGGCCGCTCGCATTGTACTGCACCCCCGGCGCTAAGCCTTGGGCGAATGTCGGGACGGGGCCGATAAGAGGCGGTCGCAAGATCAAAGGCACGCTCTACATCGTGTCGGGATCGAGCCTTTACAAAGTTTCAAGCGATGGAACGGCAACGCTTATTGGGGCAGTAAGCGGCAGCGGCCCTGTTGTGATGAGCGTGAACGATGCGGCCCAGATGGCAATCTCATTGTCTGACGGCACCGGGTACATCTACGACAGCACGGCCAATACGCTAAACCAGATCACCGATGAGGATTTCTTCGGCGGTCCTTCGGTCGGTTATCTGAACGGGTATTTCATCTGGGGCACAGCAGACGAACGGTTCCAGATTTCCTCGATAAATGCGGGGGCGGATTACGACGCGCTGGATTTTGCGAGCGCCGAGTCCTCGCCAGACAATCTCAAGCGCGTCTTTGTCGATCACGGCGAAGTCTGGCTCATGGGCGAGGAGACGATTGAACCTTGGTACAATTCCGGCGCTGCGGACTTTCCGTTTGCACCTGTCAACCAGACGGTTATTCCGAAGGGTCTTATGGGCCGATACGCGGTCGGCTCACTCGACAGCACTGTGTTCTGGGTTGGGATCGACGCAGAGGCAGGCGGCGGGCCTATAGTTTATCGGGCAAACGGCTATGTACCGGAACGCATCTCGACACATGCGATAGAACGCATTCTCGCGACGGTAACCGACTTCGATCAGGTCGTGGCCGTAACCTATGTGCAAGACGGCCATTCGTTTTTTGGGTTGATCCTGCCGAGCGCGCCGGCTGTCTTCTATGACGTGGCAACCGGTCTTTGGCATGAGCGCGAGAGTTATGGCCTAGGCCGCTGGATCGGGGCTTGCCATTTCTACGCCTATGAAAAGCAGCTCATCGGCTCTTACCGCGACGGCAAGATATTCGAACTAGACCAATCGACGTTCACGGATGACACCGATTTGCCGGTGATCAGCGAGCTTGTTTCGATTCCGACTGGCGATGACGGCAGCTATCACTCTATGCCGCTGTTCCAGATCGACATCGAAGGCGGTTCGGGACTTGTCACGGGGCAAGGCTCCGATCCCCAGATGATGCTCTCGTTCTCGGATGATCGCGGTTTCACTTGGTCGAACGAGCTCTGGCGCTCCATGGGCAAGATGGGCAACTACGGTTTGCGCGTGATGTGGAGACGGTTGGGGCAATTCCGCTCGCGCGTCTTCAAGATCAGGATTTCAGACCCTGTAAAGCGGGTTGTCATTCAGGCATACGCGGACATTCAGTAGTGGCAAGCGTCAAATCGGCATTGCCTCCTCCAAAAGTGCCGATGACTGATCCTAAAACAGGCCTCGTGACGCCCGCTTGGTATCGCTATTTCCAAACCGATCACGAGCGCGTGGGCGGCGGCGTTGAGGACAAGGTAGAGGTCGCGGCGCAGAGCGGCGAGGTCGCGCAAGTGGCGGCTGATACTGCGAACACGGCGGCGGCGACGGCACAGGCAGCGGCCACAGCCGCGAACACAGCGGCCTCAACCGCCCAAGGTGCCGCCGACAGTGCCAATACGGTTGCGGCAATCATCGGCGGCTATCCGAGCGGATTGACGCTGACGGCCTCCGCAGACGGCGCAACGGCAAAGATCGTCGTGAGCAGTCACACGATGATCTATCCGGACAAAACCGTGAGCGTGACGGGCGATACGCTGTCCGGCCTCGCTTACGGCACGTCCTACGACATCTATTACGACGATCCCGCCCGCGCTGGCGGGGCGGTGACATTCAACGCGGTAACGGACGGCACGGCTTTTCCAAGCCCGACCAATCCCAGCCGCATCTACATCGGCAGCGCAATGACACCGGCAACATCTGGCGATCCTGATGTGACGGGGGTCAATCGTGCGCCTTATGGGAAGAACACGAGCGCATGAAGTATTTTCAAAGGTTGGCAGAGCGGATCGACGTTGTTCCGTTGCTCAATGCCGCAACCCGGCAGCGCGGCCTTTGGAACACAAACCCGCTCAGGCAGTCATTCAAGGATTCGCCCCACGAAGAAGTGGAGGATATCTGGCTTCGCTTCACAGATATGGCCGAGTTCGAGCGCACTGGCGATTTAAAGGTTGTTGGCGACGATCTGGAGTGTGTGGCGCAGCCTGCGTGGCACGCCCTCCCGCAGGCTCATGCCATCGTGTTCAGCGTCATGCGCATGGTGGAGGCCGAGCGACTTGGCCGGGTGATGATTACCCGCCTCGACCCCGGCAAGCGGATCAAGCCGCACAGCGACGTTCTGGGGGCCTATGCAGGCTATTACTCGCGCTATCACGTTCCGCTCCTAAGCCTGCCAGGTTCAACATTCCGCGCAGGTAACGAGCAAGTGTTCATGGGGGCTGGCGAGCTTTGGTGGTTCGACGCCTCGGCAGAGCATGAGGTGGTGAACAACAGCGTCGATGACAGAGTTCATCTCATCATAGACGTTCGGGTGCCGCGATGATTACGGCGCAGATCGAAAACTTCATGCGCGGATTGGGCGAATTGCGTCCGCTCTTGCCGGTTCACTACGAAGAACTGGGGCTGAACCGCGACAAGGTTCCGCTCGATCCCATGTTTGAAGTCTATGGCGCGCGCGAAGCGGTTGGAGAGCTTCTCTACATCACGCTTCGCGAGGATGGGAGGCTTGTAGGGTATTACATCGGCTTTGTTGCTCCGGGCTTGCACTATCGCACATGCCTCACACTCACGATGGATATTTTCTATGTCGCGCCGGATCACCGCGGAAATGGCGGCGGCAAACTCCTGTTCGATGCGGTTCGCACGGAAGCACTGCGCCGTGGCGTGCAGCGCTGGTTTGTCGGCGACAAGTGCCACGCATCTTTCCACGCGGAAAAACTCTTTGAGTCCTTTGGGTTCGAAAAGGTCGAACACCACTGGAGCCTTTGGTTAGGGGCTTAGAATGGTTGCAGCAGCAATAGCGGCAAGTGCGGTTGTCGGCGCGGGCGCAAGCCTTATTGGTGGCAGCCAAGCCGCGAGCGCAGCAGAACAAGGCGCGCAAGCCCAAGCGGATGCCAACAAATACGCTGCCGATATTCAGAAGCAGATTTTCGAGCAACAGCGCAGCGACCTTGCGCCGTGGCGCGCCGCGGGGTCTGCCGCACTCAGCGAAATCACGGCGCTCAATGGCCTTGCACCTCCGACCGCCGGGACGACCACGACGACAGGTGGAACACCCGGCACCACCGTTCGCGTTCCCGTAGGCAATTCATACGCCAATAGCTCGCATCCGATTTTCGGCGCAATCGCTTCGCGTGTGGGCAATATCGAACTTCCCGGTGGCTATCGGCTCGTAACCACTGGTGGGACGCCTGGTGTCACCACCACCACTCCAGGTCAAACGAGCGCACAGCAGCAGCAAGCCGCATACGACCGCTTCCGCGTCTCACCCGGCTATCAATTCTCGTTCGATCAGGGCCAGCAGGCGGTAGAAAACAGTGCCGCTGCGCGTGGCGGCGTGCATTCCGGCGCGACCATGAAGGCGCTGGACAGGTTCGGAACGGGCTTGGCCAATCAGGAATATGGCGACTATTACAACCGCCTCGCGGCGGAAGCGGGGATTGGTCAGACGGCAGTTGCACAAGGCAATGCCGCCGCACAGAACTACGGCAATAGCGCGGCTCAACTTGCGCAGAATACCGGCGCCGCTCGCGCGAGTGCCTACGGTCAAGCCGGGCAGGCGATGAGCAATGCTTACGGCGGCGTTGCAAGTGCCATCAATGGCGGGATCGGAAACTACCTCTACATGTCGCAAATGGGATCGCAACCGGCAGGCACATTCCAACCGGTTCAGGTCACGCCCCAAGTCTCTGCTGCAAGCTATGGATTTTGACCATGCCCGGATTCGCTGATGCCTATGGAATAAACCTCCCGGCCATCGATCAGGCGGTAGCGCAAAAGCGCGCCTACGATCAGGCGTTCCAGCAGCAGGGCGCGCTACAGCGCTTCGGAGCCCAAGCCTTCGCGCCGGACGCGACCGATGCAACGCGCGCACAAGCGATTTCCGGCCTTGCTGCCGTCGATCCTGCAAAGGCGGTTCAGTTCCAGGAAGTCTTCATGAAAATGAATGACGCCCAGCGCCAGCACGCCAAGGACTTGAACAACATCATCGGCGCGACTGCATATAGCCTCAAGCAACTGCCGCCTGAACAGCGTGCCGCGCGGCTTCAGTCGCAAATCCCCGATCTTGTGAAAAGCGGAATCTCGATGGACAAAATCCAGTCCGTCGATTTGAGCGATGCAGGGTTGGACGGCTTGGTCAGTCAGGCGCGCACGCTGGACCAGATGATCACGCAGGGCAATGCTGACCGCACCTTTCAGGCAGGCCGCTCGGATCATGCGGATACGATGCGTCATCAAGGGGTTATGGAAAATATCGCCATTCAAAACGCGAACAAGCCGATCTCTGTGTCGGCAGGATCAACTCTGATCGATCCTCGCACACATCAACCTATCGCGCTGCCCAACGGAATTAGCGGTCCTGAGGCCAGCCCATCGAATGGTCTACATGGTGACGAATACCTGAAAACGCTTTCTCCGCAGATTCAGCCTCAGGTGAGGGCGCTCGTGGAAGGCCGCATGCAATTCCCGTCTGGATACGCGCTCAAAACTCCTTACTGGCAGAATATGCTCCAGGCCGTCAGTCAGTACGACCCGTCCTTTGATGCGATCAACTACAACGCACGCTCGAAAACGCGGTCTGACTTCACGTCCGGGAAATCGGCGCAGAATATCAAGGCGCTCAATACCGCCATCGGCCATCTTGGCAAGCTGGGTGAGCAAATTGGCGGCACGGTTTCGACTGGCGGCTATCCGGGCGCAACGCTCGTGAACGCGGTTGGCAATGAATACAACCGGGCATCTGGCGATGCTGGAATCACGAACTTCGAGCAAACCGCATCGGCGCTCGCTACCGAGTTGACCAACGTGTTTCGTGGCAGCGGCGGCGCGGAAGCTGACGTGACTCGTTATCTCGGCCAACTAAATTCCAACGCCTCCAAGGAACAGAAGCTGGGCGCGGTGCATAATATCGTCGGACTGCTCAACGCCCGCCTCGACGCTATCAACGAGCGATATAAGGCAGGCATGGGCACGACCGCAGACGTGACGCAACTGCTCGATCCGCGCGCCGTCGAAACTTTGAAGAAGTGGGCGGAAGATGGGGGGGGCGCGCCAGCAGCGAGCGCCTCCGGTGGCGGCAATGTCATCCACTACGATGCCCAAGGAAACCGCGTGCAATGAGTGTGACCGCAGTTTCAGCAGACGGCGTGCAGCATCAATTTCCTGACGGCACTGATCCGTCTGTCATCGACAAGGTTATGAAGGACTACGCCACTCCGAAAGATACTGCACAGCCCTCCATTGTAGACCGTGCTATCGCAAGCCCGGTTGGCCGCTTCGCGCAGGAGAATGTGGTAGAGCCTGCTCTTGGGCTTGGGACACTTGCTGCACGCCAGTTTACTACCGATCCGCGTGTCAATACCTTGGTAAACAAAGAGGGCGCGGCCTACGAAGGCGCACTCGCGCGCAATCGCAACACGCCTGGCTATGCGACAGAGCGCGCAAAAGCCGACAAGGCGATGGCGAACACGGGAGCAAGTGCCGGGGCTTTCCTGCCGTCTGTACAATCAACGATTGCCGGAACGGTAGGGCTGGCAGGCGGTCTCGATTCCTCGAATGCGATGGCCGACGCCGCGAGCGCGAAGCAGCAGGATTTCTCTAAAAACCATCCTTTTCTGTCCACGGCGGAGGGGTTGGTTGGTAGCTTGGCAGGCACGCCAGCAGGCCGAGCCGCGCTCCCCGCAAAGATCGCCAAGGCCTCTACTCCGACTGTCGAGGCTCTAAAGTCGGAAGCCCAAAAGGCCTATCAGGTCGTGGACAATTCGGGGCTGAAAGTAGCCGCGCCTGCCGTGCAGGATTTGGCGACTCAGATCCAAGCCGACGTAGCGAAGCGCGGCTTTCATCCGATGCTGCACCCAAAGGCGGATGCAGTAATGGATGCGCTCAAATCTGTTTCCGGAGATGCGAAAAAGAAAATCGCCGCACAGGATCAATCAATTCAGCAGATGGAAATCCTTCGTCGCGTTGCCAAGGAAGGGGCAAAGTCCTCCGACCGCGCTGACCGCGCCATGGCTCGCGTTGTGCAGGATCACATCGACAATTTCATGGAGAATTTGAAGCCAGATCAGCTTTCGAGCGCTCCTGACCCGCAGGCGCAAGAAGCACTCATCACCGCTCGCGATCTTTGGACGAAGGCAAGCCGAGGCGAGATTATCCAGGATGCGCTTGATAAGGCCAAGAACGCGGCTGGAGCAAACTACACACAGGCGGGATACGCCACGGCGGTTCGCCAACGCTTTCGCCAAATTGCGAACAATGCTCGCGCCATGTCACGGTTTACGCCGGAGCAGCAAGGCCTCATCAAACACATTGTCCGTGGCGGTAAGACGGAGAATGTGCTTCGTCTTGTCGGCAAATTGGCGGTTCGTGGGCCTGTATCTGGCGCCGCATCTGCTGGAGCGGGGTTCGCAGCATTTGGTCCCGCTGGAGCATTGGCCCTCCCCGCGATAGGTGAGGCGGCGAAGGCAGGTTCTACGGCGTTGACGCTCAAAGCTGCTCGCAAGCTATCGGAAGTGGCGCGTGGGGCAGAGGTCGTGAAGGAGCCGCTTCTGCGCGCTCCCAGCAACCTACCGACCGCCGCCTACGGAATACCTGCGGTCAATGCCCTGATTCAGAACGATCAACGGAATGCTCTGTCTGCGTATGGGCAGTAGCCTTCGCCTCCCTGATCGTTTTCTGCACTGCTAGCCGCACAACCAGCATCGACAGAATAAAGACCACGAATAGAAGGATGTTCGGCAAGGGGCCAAAGAAAGGCTCTCTGCGGGGCGTCTGATCGTCCATCTCACATCTCTACCACAAGCCGCTCCTCACCGGGCGGCTTTTTTATTGGAGCCGTTAACCAATGGCCGCTCGCTTTAGCTTGCCGATGATATCTGTGTTGGATTCGAACGCAAACCCTCTTGGTGGGGGTTCGCTGGAATTCTACGCCACCGGCACATCGACCCCGAAGACGGTCTATTCCGACAATGGGCTCGTAACGCCTGCGGCCAATCCTTACACGCTGGATTCGGCTGGTCGCCACGGCGACATCTTCCTTGAATCCGCCGATTACAAAGTCATCGTCAAGGATTCCGCTGGCGCTGTCGTCAAGACGATGGACCCCGTGCATGGAGCGGCGACCGACGCAATCCCCACCCTCCAATCCGACGTTTCCACGCTGCAATCCGACCTTACGGATACGCAGGCCGATGTAGCCACCAACGCGACCGCGATTACGACGCTTACGACCAATACCCAAAAGGCGGTCAACTTCGTTGGTCGGCCAAACTCCAAGATAGCCATCTTTGGCGACAGCATCACAGCGCAGAATACATCCTCCGACGCACGGTCAAATCAGGCGCGCGGCTACATGGTCCAAGCCCACGCGCTTGCCATGCGCCGGTTTTCCTACGACTCCACCCTCAACTTTGGCGTGGGTGGCAACACCGTCACGCAAATGATCGCACGAATTCAAGACGTGATCGATGCGGCTCCGGCCCGTGTTCTGTTTCTTGGCGGAACGAATGATCTGAGCGGGGGCGACACGGCGGCAACCATCTTTGCGCGCATCCAAACCGTCATCAGCACGCTCAACGATGCGGGCATTCCGGTTGATGTCATTCCGGTAACGCCTCGCTCCTACAACATGGACGCGACGAAGCGTAAGCACCTCAACCACCTCAACCACCTTATTTTGAACGAAGTAGGCAACCGCAATCCGGCCTTCTTCGGGGTCGTTCCCGCCAACATCCCGCTTATCGACATCAATTCGTCTACAGGCGATCCGATCACAGGCGGCTTCTTCCCGGAGAGTGACAGCACCTTCCTCCATCCACAGGACTATGGCGCGACACTGATGGGTCAGGTGATATCGGACTACTATTCGGTCTTGTTCCCGACATTGCCAGTCTATTTCAACAATCAATCGGACGCCTACGACGCAACGTATAACCCATACGGCTACATCAATCTCAACCCGTTCCTGACAGGTACGAGCGGCACGGCAGGCACAGGCATCACCGGAAGCGTTGCGACAAGCTACACCATAGAACGCAATACCGGCTCTACGCTCACGGCAACGGTCAGCAAGGGAACGGATTCAGCGCCTCAAAATGGCGTAACACAGATTATCGCACTTGGAAGGTCTGCGACAGGTGTGGATGGCGAGAACATCCGCATGAAGCAGACGCATTTTGATTTCAATTTCAGCGCGTTTGCTGCGGGTGACAAGTTCGTTCTGGAAATCGATGTGGAACAAGCCGATCTTGTCAACGTCAAGAACATCTCTGCACTCATAAGTTCCGGCACAACGTCCACTTGGTATGGGCTCAGCGCATCTGGCTTGACGGGTGACAGAACGATAGCAGCTTGCCGCCGCCTGATCGCTACGCACACCTTCACGCTGACAAGCCCAAGCGAGACTGTGGATGTGTTTATGAACATCCAAGCCGATTGCTCGGACAGCGGTACAGCGCCGAGCGGGACGATCACCGTTCGCAAGTTTGCCGTGCGCAAAGTCCCATGATCCCCCGTTCCGCCCGCAACAACAATCCCGGAAACCTCCGCATAGGCGAGCCATGGCAGGGCACCCCTAAACCCGAAAGGAAACAAAATGGATCTTGACCCTAATAAAGACGTGCAGGTTGTTGAAACCTTCTGGAAGAGATTCGATTGGTTCAAGGTGGCGGTGGGCTTTGTGGGTGGCCTGTTTTTCTGCCTAGCGTTTCACATCTAAGCCATGCGCAAGATACCGCAGGCGGCGCTCTATTTCACCAAGCCTCTGGAGCGCGCTGTTCTACGCGCCTATGACGACAAAAACCCAGACCGGATATTGAAGCCGGGCGATACCGTAGAAGGCACGCTCACTGCCGGAGCCGGACATACCGGCCCAGATGTCCTCATTGGGATGGATGTCACCGATGCGCTGTCGGATCAATGGCTTTGGGACGATCTGACAAAGGCGGCTCAGGGACTTAGCGCCAAGGTTGGTGATCAGGTTCTTAATGAGCTTACCGAGCACCAATACGTCGCTCTTTTGGACTTCGTACTGAACCTCGGCACAGGCGATCCTTCCAAGCCAGAATGGACGATCTGGAAGCGTTTGCGTGCCCGCGAGTTCGATCAAATCCCAATAGAAATGGCGCGCTTCGTCAACTGGGATGGGCACAAATCAAATGGTTTGGTGAATCGGCGCAATGCGGAGATTGCCGAATGGTCTATCGAGGAGCCGGGCGCGCAGCCGACCAATCCGCCTTCTAGCGCAACGCGAGTAGAACCAACGCCGCCGACGCCGACAGAACCAAAGCCGCCGTCAAAATCCGGGGTTCTTATAACCGGTGCGGCTGGAGCCGTGGCTTCTGCTGGACCAATGGTTCATCAGGCCACGCAAGCAATTCAGCCATATGCACCGCAATCAAGCATCGTTCGGAACACACTCGGAATCCTCGCGGCCGTAGGCGCCGTTCTCGCTGTTGTGAGCCTCGTCCTTGTGTACCTAAGCCGCAAGCGCACTCAGCAATAGGAGATTTCATGTTCGGGCTCACACTCTCCCCATGGATCATTATCGGTGCTGTTATCGCCCTTCTCGGCGGCGGCGCATACGGCGGATACCATTATGGCTATCTCGACGGCCAAAGCCAGGTATCGAAGCTGCAAAAGACCGTCATCGACCAGAAGCAGGCCCGCATCGATTATCTAGCCGGTGAGTACGTCAAACTCAGGGCAAGCGCGGCCGAGCAAAAGAAGCGTGACGATGACGCCTACAACCAGGTGATTGCGGCGCGCGACAAGGCGAAATCGGACTACGAAGCCGCCCTTGCGCAACTTCGCATCGAACAGAGGTCAAACCATGCGATCAACCCTGATACTTGCATCCTGTCTGCTGCTGGGCGCGTGCTCTTCGACAAAGCCAGCGGAGCAAGACCCGATCAGCCTGTGCCCGCCAATTCCAACGCCCCCGGCGGTGCTCATGCAGGCCCCAGCCCCGACTCCTGCGTTACCATCGACCAGCTACAAACCGGCTACCTGAATTTGGGCCAGCATGATCGCGCAGTCGTAGCGCAGCTTCTTTCGCTGCAATCATGGGCGCGTGTGTCATTGAGGGGAACTGCACAATGACCGACGAACAACTCATAAACGAGCTTCGCGAGCGGGTGGCTGTTCTTGAAGAGCGCACACGCAAGATCGACACAATCGAGAACGACGTAAAGGCCATTCTTGGAAAACTCGCCGAATTGTCAGGCGGGAAAAAGGCCATGCTGGGGCTGTTCGCCGTTCTCGGAGGTGCCGTAACCGTCATTACCGGGCTGTTCTCCGGTAGACTGCATTGGGGCTGACATGACCGCGACTGACGACAGGAAAGCCAATTGCGGCTGGAAATACAGCTTCGAGATGTGATAGAAGGAATTGCTGCGGCGGCGTTGGAACCGAAGCGTGTGGTCCACCAGCCCGTCGAACCTGTGGACATCTGGCCCGGCACTTTGCGCCTGACGAGACGAAAGTCGAAACATCTTCGGATGTAGCGTGGAGAGGCCCCTGCCGGGGAATAACTGGCCTCCTAGGGCGGGCAACCATTTTACCACGCCGCCGCAGCAAGCATTCAGAAGCCGCTCACCTTCGGGTGGGCGGTTTTCTGCTTTCAACGCCACCCCTTCCGGTAAATCACTCAAGCACCCTTACGACATCCCTCAACCTCTCGACGCGGGCCTCCTCTTCTGGGGTCAGGTGCCAATCGACAGGCTCTATCGTCCGCTTTGGTGGCCTGTACGACTCGACGGGCGGGGAAATCTTTGGCGGCTTAGGTGGCAGTGTGGGCGGCTCTGGCGGGCTCTCGCGGAATCTCTCAATGCAGCCCAACAACTCCTCTACCGGCTCGAACCATTCCCCGTGCCGTCGCGCGCCCGCGAACCTCTTATGAAGTTCGCGCTCGTCCTTGCCTGTTCCATGTATTGTCAGAAGGATGCGTAACCGAACGGGACAATGCGACTGCATCCCCGCCAGACGAACTTCGGGCTTGGTCGCCCATCCGATTTTGATCAGCCCGCCAGCTACGCCTTGGATGAAATAGACGAAGCCGGGCGTGGTGAGAGTCGAGACGCCCTCCATCGTCCACGGGACGCTCATAAGTTTTCCATTTGGTCGCTAAGTCCTTGATTCTTTGCTAGGCGTTTTCCAGTGCGATAGATGTTAAGTCCATGATGCAAAAGCAATAGCGTTGGACTGAAAATCCGCGTGTCGGTGGTTCGATTCCGCCCCTAGGCACCATTATAAAACAATGGTTTAGCATTTCAAGGCTGGTCGGATTTTCCGCTTTTTTTCGCGAGTTTTCCAATTCTCCGTCGTTCTGTGCGCTCCATTCGCTGCACAACCCCGGTCATTCGGCGCTTCGTATCGGCCTCTTTGCTGTAGTGTTTTGCCATCACCTGAGACTTATGCCCCAGAATCGCCGCGACATCTTCGACCGCCCCGCCAGCTTCGATCACAAGCTTGCCGACGGTGTGGCGCAGGCCGTGAAATGTCAGGCCCGATCCTATCTTCCCCTCTGATTCCAACCGGCGCAGAAGCTTGAAGAAGCTGGCCCGGAAACCGCTCTCCGTCCACGCTTGGCCCCATTTGTTCACCGCCAGCGTTGTGGCCCGCTCCCGGCCACGCCGAGTCCTCTTGGGCGGCTCCGGCTCTCGAGACAGGATTTCCCGCAGGCGGTAATGGGCTGGTATCCAATGCGGCTCGCCTGTCTTGCTGATAATCGTGGTGATGGCCTTCCCATCGAACTCGCTTTTCTCGAGCCGAACGGCATCTCCCTCCCGAAGGCCGGCAAACATCCCCAACGCAATGACCTTCAATTGCTCGAGCGGAGCCTCTGTCAGAACCGCTTCGCGTTCTTCATCCTTCCAAGCCCTGTTCGCGATCTTCATGGTCTTGGGGCGCTTGAGAAGATCCACCCCTTCCCCGACGTTGATTTCAACATGGTCGCGCTTCTTTCCCCAGCCGAGTAGCAGTCTGAAAACCTGCACCACATAATTGGCAAAGCGCCTGCCGTGCTTCCTGAGGGCCTTATCACGGGAGCCGTAAACCATCCCCGCATCTATATCGCTGACGGCAATCGCCCTGATCGGTGCCAGGTAATCGAACACTCTGTTGTAATCAGCCTGCGTGCGCTTCGCGAGCCGTTCAAACTCCGGCGATGATTTGTAGGCTACGATCAGCGCCCCCAGCGTCCCGTCTTTCGGCTTGGTGGCGTTGATCTTCTGCTCGAGCGCCAAGACCTCGGCGGCGAATTCATCGCTTCCATGCTTGGCCTTGATCCGGCAGTTGGTTTTGCGGTGATAGTAGTATTCGATGATCCGGCCGTTTTTGCGGGCTACAACCCTCTTGATACCCCTAAGCCGCATGATCACCATCTAGGAGCGCCAGCCACTTTTCCCGCGAAAGGGACTTCGCTTCATCGGCGGAAAGGGAGTCAAGCCATCGATCTAGTGTCCTGCGGTCATAAAGGACGCGGGTGCGGATTTTGATGGGGGTAACTGGGCATTCGGAAACAAACGTAGGGGCGCTCACGCCGCAATAGGTCGCGGCCTGCTCCCGAGAGAGCAGCCGGGGTTCGACGGCCCTGCGCGCCGCCTTCGTCATTCCTTGCCATCCAGTACGGATTGGAGCATGGCGCGGAAGACGTGAACGCAGTTTCGTTTATTAAAATCGTCAGCATCAGGGCCAAACGAGTCGTCAAGATCGTGTTTCTCGTCACCCTTCTCTATCATCCGATCTGTAGGCTCCATCAAGCAGCGGATGACGGCGCTGGCGAATGCCTCCAAATTGAATATGCCGTCCAAGGTCGTAAGGCCGTTATGGAACGCATAATCTCCGGTATAGTCTTCGTCCCTCGCGACCGCATGAATGGCCCTCGCGCATTCCTCAAGTTTGTTCATCGTCATTCCTTATTGCCTTGGGGATGGGGCCTCTACCAAGCTGCCATTCACGATGAGCGCGGGTAAAATCAACCAATTTTGCTACGGCTTCGGACGGCGTAAGGCCGCGTGCATGGCAATCCCCGCAATCTGCCTGCCATTTCTCCTTGGTACCACGGATATAATCCGGCAACTCAAAGAGTTCGATATTGAAAACTTCTCGGCGTATCGCGCCCATGTCTATTCCTTATTGGGTTGGGTTGGGGTGAGCTTCTCGCGCTCATCGCAGCCGCAATGGCCTTTGCGAACGCAATCTTTAGCCGATCCATCGTCGCCATGAATTGGATACGGGCATGTTCCAGGAACGACCAGGAAGCATTGCTCTTTCTCTGACCAAGCTAAGCTCATTTCTTCCATCCCAGTGATTGAAGGGTGGAGATAGCGGCGTCGGCGCGAACGAACGATGCGTTGCGATCAAAAGCAGATAATTCGTGCCATTCCAGCGTATTCAATTTGAAGTGCTTATTTTGAGCTTCATATAGCGCCCTCGCCACTTCTTCTCTATCATCTGCTGGGATAGTGGGCTTGGGGGCGGCGGCGAGCGTCTTCAGGTATGTATCTATGGCGAAATTTGTAATACGCCGTACTGTCCGAAGCCTTAGAATGCCGCGTACCACATCGGCAACTTCCACAGCAGCCGCCTCGCGAGCCCGCAACATCTCCTCACTCTGCTCTATGGGAACGAGCTTGTAGGTCATGGCGTCTTTCCGTTGCGGAAATGTGCCTTTATCTGCTCTACTATATGCTTTGGCTTTCCGGCTGGAACAATTAGTTCAAAATCAGGCGCACTATGACGAAACGCAAAACTCTTTCTCAGAACATGATTGCTAATACGAATTTTCACTTCTTTCGCATCATTTGTAGTAACGTAAACATATGCGCTGGAATTGGACGCATTTGAGCGATCAGTTCGGATTAAGAATCCTTCGCCTTTCAAATGGTGTGTTAAAATTTCAACGGCTTCTCGAACGGCAAGTGTCAATGGCTTTGTGTTGCACATCTACCCCTCCACCCCATAAGCGGTACGGATTGAGGCGGCGATGGCTTCGCACATTTCGCGCTCTGCTTCGGTAGGCGAACCACCATCGGGCAGTACTAAGCAACCGTTCAAAGCTATGATCGCACAATCCCGTGCCGTATCACGGCGGATGTCTTGGATGTGGGAGAGGAGGGCCTTACGATCTGCCTCCGTTTGCTTTAACGTGGCCGCCAGGGAGTCCCATGAAAAAATAGCGCGACGAATCTTCGCCCTCTCCGCAATCGCCTTCAATTCGTCTGGTGTCATGGCTTCTGACCTTCTGGATGAAGGGGGAGGGCGCGGATTTCGTCAGCGATGCGTTTTTCAGTGATACAATCTAGGCAGGCAGATGGATATTCCTCCGCCACCTTCGCGCATCTCTCACGAAGGGCTTCCATGTCGGATTGGGTGTAGAGTTTGTCGGTCATGGCTGCACCATAAGCATGATGTCTGCCGCCGCGTCTCTTCGGCCCATTCCATACTGGGTGGGCGGCTCTATTGTGCCTGACTGAGCCAGCGCTAGGCGAGCAGCGGTTTTGAACGTATTGTCGATAAGCTTCTGCACCTCAGCTTCGGTCGCAATGCGCCAGTGAAATATCTTAAACATCTTGCTTTCACCCTCCATCATTTGTCGTGGTGAGGGCGAGCATACAATCGTGATGTGACTTCCACGCGCGTTGCAGCACTTCTTCTGGTGTTGCCTTCTCTCCATTTGAAAAACCGTTTTCTTCAATGTCATTGATATGACGCTGTATACTCTCCACCCTTGGGTCTTGTGATTGGGAGGTTTGTAGGGAAGGTAGGCAACACCAATATGATCCGTCTGCATCCCGCCACAGACGAGGGCAGCGACATCGAACACCTTTCAGAAGCGGTTTATAGTTGGCGGGCCGCGCATCTACCGTATGTTTTGGGTCTGTGGTGTTTTGGGTCATGGGCGAGCGTCCTTGTGCGAATAATCGCGGATATCAGGCGAATAGTGATGCTCGTGTTTGCCGGGATGACCGGCAGCACGAACGCAGAAGAAATCCGCATTCGGTGATGGCGGACTATCCCAGCAGAGATTATCCGCTGGCGTGCTATATTCTTCTGACGGCCACCAGAACTTCCCCGCGAGATCGAAACCGCCGCGCCTCATTTCGATTGCTCCAAGGCTGTACGGGCGCGGACAACTTTCTTGATCGCCCGTTTCCATTCGACGGGAACATCTGTGCCGTAGGAACGCTCAATCAAGTTGTCAGCCAAATCGAGCGCCGTGAACGCTTCGCTGGCTCCAGGCGTTT